CGACGTAGCAAACAAGTTACGTACTAACGTTTTAGAGGTATTGGCCGTAGGTCCAGACTGTAGACAGACTCAAGTTGGGGATACTGTTATGGTAGATCCATCTTCAGAGGCAATGATTGTACATATCAATGAGGTATCGTACTTATTTGTAAATGAGTTCCAAATTCTAGGTAAATTCTAGTGATTACCGGCACAGTAACCATATCGTTGAAAGATTATCACGATTTGCTTGAAACAAAAGAAAAAGCAGACGAGATAAGCACGGCTACGCGTAGAGCAGCTAAGGAATTAGCAGTATTCTTAACTTTTATGGCTACTAGGAAGGACATTGAACCGCATGTGCAAGAATTTAACCGGCAATCTACTACAGCAAAGATTATTGTAGAGGATGGCCGGGCAAGAGTGAAGTTTAACGATGATTAGAACCAAGTTTGTTACAAAAGATTTAGATGAACTTGTTTATCTGATGATTGAGTTCGAAGAGAAGCTTAAACTTTGGGCAGAAAAGAATGTGAGCACAACCTGGGAAGTTACTGTTTTTATAGGAGAAGGAGAATACATAATTGAAGTTACTGTAGAAGACGATGAAGATCAAGAAACCAAATAAGCGTAAGCTTAACATAGACGGCACCACCTACAAAGTGGAAAAGCCAATACACGACTTAATCTACCAGCTAGAAAGTCGCATTACTAACCATACTCTAGCGCTCTATAACTATATGGAGGTCTATATCAAGAAAGAAGGAGACAGATCCGAGATGGAAGAACTGCTATATAAATATTGCATGCAATTACCGCTAGCAGAAGAAGTAGAGGCAGAGATAAAAGAAACTTTGAATGGAACAGAAGATAACAATTAAAGTAAATTCTACCAATAAGTACTTGCAGCTTTGGAACGGTATTTTCAATCTTACTGATATGGAAATCAAAGTTCTATCTACCTTAGTAGACCTGCAAATAGAGACCGGGGAAAAGAATCTTTGCGCATCTGACAATAAAAAGAAGGCTGCAAGGGCTCTAAATATCAGCGATTTTAATACCTTAAATAATTACGTTAAAAAGTTTAAGGATAAAGGAGCAATCCGCAAAGTAGGCAAGAACTACGTTTTAAATCAGCTGTTAAATGTCAAAACCACTGGAGTCAAAGTTAATATTCAAAGGGAGGCTTAGGCCTGTAATAACACAATACCTTGTAGACGACGTATATGTTGGGATTGTACAAGACGGTTACGGAAACTTACTAGATGTAGAAATTATTGAATTAGAATATGAGCCAGGAGAACGATTTGCCGAGTATATGGCAGATGACTAAGAATTTTAGTAAAGAAGTTACTAAGTATGTAGCTGAGGGCATGCCTAATGTTACAGAAGAAGAATACAAACGCAGGTTAAACGTCTGTGCAAGCTGCGAGTTTTACTTAGCCGATAAGGCACGGTGCGGAGCTTGTGGATGTTTATTGGAACACAAAGCAAAATGGAAAACCTCTACCTGTCCCAAGAAAAAATGGGCACCGCAAATAGGTAAATATGGCAAAATCGAAGAAAGCACTGATACAGGAACTAGCGAGTAAACATAATCTACCACTGAAAACTGTATCAGATATTGTAGAAGCTCAGTTTAAGTATGTGGCAAAAGTTATGAGTGATGGTAGCTTTGATACAATTAGACTTCCGTATTTTGGTAAGTTTTCTGTAAACGCTAATAGGTTAAAAAATGTAAACAAGAAAAATGGACTTACTGACGATAAAGGATAACGTTGCTATACCATCTCCGTACGTTTTAACTATTCAGGAGTTTGCAAAGATAGTAAATAGAGACAAAACCAAATCAAAAGACCGGTCTACTAAAGAGCTTGCATATATTTACTTTTTCTGCGACCATGCATCACCATTCTCTGTGTACGGGGAAGACGTAAGGAGTGATGAGGTAAAGCTTAGTGTGTTTGGGGAAACAAAATGGGAACCAGACTCAGCTATACAAGCTGCATGCGAGAAATACAAAAAACTTAAGGAAACTTCAGCAGTGAGACTGCTTATTGCAGCTAAAGAATCTGTTGTCAAGCTTGAGAACTACTTCAAAGACATTGACCTTACTTTATCAGATGACAATGGCCGCCCAATCTTTGCAGCCAAAGACTTAGTTGCAAATTTATCTAAGATGGGGGATGTTATCAATGGTATTAGCAAGCTTGAAGATCTTGTGAAGAAAGAAAAGCAAGTGCAGTCTTCTAATCGTGGGGGTGTGGAAACAAATAAGTATAGCCATTAATGTTTAAGGACACTAATAGACTACGACCGGCAGCTTTGCACTTTATAGAGCATGGATATTACACTAATGCTCTTCCAGGAACAAAAGACTTCTATGAATTCTGGGATCAGGAGCAACATAGATGCTTGTACGGCTACACTGTTGGGGAAGGCACCGATACAGAAATTACTATCACAGGTAATCACTATTTCTACCTAAACTATTGCCCAATTGACCGATCTATTGATGAAGAACTGCCTGACGGCACCGTAATAGCAAAACGCGAGCGTACATTCCCTGCATTTTACGACGGTGACCACGAATACTTTACAGCTATAGATACTTGCCGGAAAACAAACAAGCACATGACTGTGCTAAAAGCAAGACGTAAAGGGTATTCGTATAAGGCTGCTGCAATGCTTGCTAGGAACTACTTCCACATACGCAATAGCAAGAATTACGTATTTGCCGGCCAAAAAGAATACTTGATTGGGGATGGGCTTCTCTCAAAGGCTTGGGAAATCTTATCTTTTGTTGATGATAACACAGCCTGGACCCAGCCAAGGCTAAAGGATCGAGAAATGAACAAAATGTCCGGTTACAAAAAGAACGTTAACGGTTCAGATGTAGAATTGGGCATGAAGTCTATGATTATGGGCGTGTCGTTAAAAGATGCACCCGATAAAGTAAGGGGTAAAGCAGGTGAGCTTATTTTCTTTGAAGAGGCCGGTGCTTTTCCAGGATTGTTAAAAGCTTGGGAAGTTGCTATGCCTACAATGCGTCAGGGTAGTAAAACTCTTGGTACAATGGTAGCGTTTGGTACCGGTGGTACAGAAGGTGCTGACTTTGAGGGTATGGAGGAGCTGTTTTACAATCCTGCATCTTACGATTGTATGGATTTTGACAATATCTGGGATGACGGGGCTGCAGGTACGCAATGTGGATACTTTGTACCTATCTACAAAAACTTGGATGGGTTTATTGATGAAGATGGGAACTCTGATGAGGAGGCTGCAATAGCTTTTGAGGCAGAAAACAGGAAGAAGAAAAAGGGGACTAATGATCCTAAGGCATTCGACCAATACATAGCTGAGCACCCTAATAATCCTAGGGAAGCTACATTGCAAGTGTCATCTAACCTCTTTGATATTGCATCTTTACAAGAGCAGTACAACAGAGTTAAGGTAAACAATCTACAAAGCGTAGGAACTGCCGGCAGACTTTATTATGCAAAAGGCAACACTATAGAATTTAAAATGGACGGGGACTTACGACCTATATCTAGGTTTCCACACAGGAAAGAAGACAATCTCTCTGGTGCAGTTGTAGTTTACGAAGGCCCGTACAAAAATCAAGAGGGACAAGTGCCTCACAATTTGTATCTGCTCTGTCATGACCCCTATGGGCAGAATCAAAGTGCAGATTCTACATCTTTAGGGGCTGCCTATGTCATAAAAAGGACAAACAATATATCACAACCGGATGATATGATTGTAGCCAGCTATGTTGGGAGACCGCAAACACAAGACGACTATAATCGCAACTTGTTTATGCTATCTGATTATTACAACGCTAAGATTGGGTTTGAGAATGATCGGGGGGCCGTAATACAGTACGCGAAGCAACACAGAAAGCTTCACAGGCTACAAGAAGAGTTTGAAATGCTTGATAAAAAAGAGCTGAGGTCTAGAAATGTAAAACGACAGTACGGTATGCACACTACAGAAGCTAGGAAAAGGCAGGGTGAGATTTACATACGAGACTGGCTAAATTCTGTTAGGAGTAAAAGCGAAGACGGGACTGTAACTCTTAACTTACACAAAATATATGATTTAGCTTTACTGCAAGAGCTGATTAAGTTTAACCACAAGGGTAACTTTGACCGGGTAATGGCACTTATGATTGGTATGTACCATACGCGCGAGTTGTACAATGCAGAAGTAAAGGAGATATTAGAAGACCGGTCAGTAGACGCTTGGTTTGATAATAACTACCATTAAAAAGTGCTATACCAATAAGGGCACTTACAAAATAATAGCAACGCATGCTGTAGAGCTGTAGAGCTAGTAACTTTGTTATTTATGTATCTAGGGGGAGAAAAAATACCGCAGCAAAGACTGCCTTTATCGAAAAAAACAAAGGAATGGCGCGAAAAGTGCGTTGAGGCCTATATTAGCTTATCTCATAACGGATTGCACGATCACAAGAGTGATTTGAGCATACTGTACGATTACTATAACGGTATAATTGATGAGGATGACTATCGTTACGTTTTAAAACCTTACGGAAAAACTCGTAAGAACTTCCCCTCTAAAATGCGTAACTATCCTATTATTAAACCCATTGTGGATCTTCTCCTAGGCGAAAAGTCTAAAAGACCTCTCAATTATACTGTTACAGTACAGAATGCAAATGCAATATCTGAGAAGGAGAATG